TTTACTGCTATTTGCTTTTGTTTTGGAATTATTGCTTGTGATAGTTTCTATTTTGGCAAAACTCAAGAAGAACTAGCAAGGGAAATGTTTGAGGTTGATTCTTTAATGAAAACTATTCATATGGAAATGGATAGCGTAGCTATGGATTTTAATAAACTTTATATAGACGCACAAAGAATTAACAATGGTCATTTTTAAAACTTTATTTGTAGTTATTCTATGGACATTGTTATTGTCTAATTGTGCAACAACTACACCTGTTGATAACATTCCAGAAAAAATTAAAGACACTAATGGGAACTTGCATTATTATACTATGTATAGGTTGACGAGTTTCCAGCAACCTGTAAAATATTGTGAATTACATCAAGAATGGGAATATGTTGAATATATAACAAACCACCAAAGAGCAATGAATACAGAGGAAGTCATAAATTAATGAATGAAGTTACTTTAAGTGTAATTGGTATTAGTGTAATGGTAGCAAGTATTATTATTATGTGGAAAGGGTCTAAGTGGGATGAGTAAGCCGATAGGACAAGATTCAAGTCTTAACATTAGCCTCCCTATGATTTTTCAAATTGTCGGGATAATATCTGCGTTTGTTTGGGGATATGGGGAGCTAAATGGTCGTATATCCTTTCTTGAATATCAAGTGCGAATGAACGAAGAACATATTGCAAACATTGAAGAAGATGCAGAAAAAAACCAAAATGCTGAAATTCCAGCTGACATTCGACAAAATGCAAAGCTTGTAGAGCTTGAAAAAGAATTAGATAGATTAAGGGATGAAAGGAAATGATATGGTTTTATACACTTTGTGTGACTGCGATTGTGATTGTAATTGCGGATGCAAAAGGAACGCTAGAACCTGCTGTAAACAAGTTTGAAGAAAAAATTGGAATTAAAACTGAACTACCACCAGACACTACGGAGTTTAAGATAGATGTCGAAAGGTATTAGTGAAGATGCTCAAATTCACATTAGTGTGGCCTTTCTTATTAAAGCTATGATAGCGGTAGCTGTTGTTACAGGTAGTTGGTATCAGGCTCAAATGAAATTTGCAGAGCAAGATAGAAGATTGAAAGATTTAGAAGAAAAAGTTACTGTTTTAAATGCTGCTATCGAGGGAATTGAGACTCAGCACATACAGAAACTTGAACAAGAAAACCAAACCTTGATGGAGAGATTAGGGTTAAAAAGAAAATAGGAGATAACATGGCTGAAAAACAAAAAGAAAAGTCAATGGTTAGAATAGATGATAAAGAATACGATGTGGATTCTTTCTCTGATGAGCAAAAAGCAATGGTTAATCACATTATGGACTTAGAAAGAAAGTTGCAGACTAGTGAATTTAACTTAGTGCAGTTAAGATTTGGACGGCAAGCGTTTACAGATGCGTTAAAAGCTTCTTTAACCGCAGCAGAAGATAAGGTAGAAGAAAAGTAATATGCTGGCCAAGGCCATAGTATCGGCTATGTTTATTGAGTCTATCATTATTGCTTTTAGCATAAAAGAAGATATGTATTTACCAGTTTCTTTAGGGGCTCTGGTAGTAATTGGATTGAGAGCAACAAAGAAAGTGTTAGATGATTGACCAGTATGCTGAATATGGAGCCATAGGGGTAATAGTAAGCCTTTTTGTATTAATGATAATGAATTTAATTAAAAGTCAAAAATTACAAAATGAGGACTTAGACCAAATTAGACAAGCGATTGCAAAGTCTGAAACAAAGATGGCTAATGTTGAATCCATAGTATTGAAAATGCTAGATAGGTGGAATAAATCTGATGATATCAGCCAGCGACATAGAGAAGATATAGTGCGTGAATTGAATGATGTAACAGATGACTTAGCGTATCTTAAAGGTAGAATTAATGGGAAGTCGAGATGAATGTGAGCGACTATAGAAACGAAACAACGGCAAAGCTGGTTAAGTTAGACGAAAGACAGATTAGTATATTCAAGACTTTACAGAGAATTGAAAAGCATTTAGAGAAATTAAATGGACAAACAAGTAAGAATAGTGACGCAATTATCATGTTTAAAACATGGGGTTCTGCTGCACTATTTATTGTCCCGATTGTAGTAACATTAATAATGAGGTTAATACCATGATTGATTGGATTCAAAGTAATTGGATGAGTGTCGTGGGAACAGTAGCTGTAATAGGTGGGGGAATGTATATTCCTTTTGTTAGAGGTATTGTTCTAATGGGATTCAAAACAATGATTAGCGAAAAAGTTGTAAAGAAAATCGCTGTTCAAATGATTGAAAAATTAGTTAAATCTAGCAAGAACAAACTAGACGATGTTTGGTTTGCTGAATTTAAAAAGAAAATGGAAGATGCCTAGGTTTAGTTCTAAAAGCAGAGGCAAGCTTAATACCTGTGATGACAGGCTAGTAAAACTTTTTAACGAAGTAGTCAAAGGATTTGACTGCACAGTGTTGGAGGGTCATCGTGGCAAAGAAAAGCAAAATGAAGCTTACGATAAAGGGAATAGTAAACTACGTTACCCTAATGGTAAGCATAATAAAAATCCGAGTATTGCTGTGGATGTTGCGCCGTATCCGATAGACTGGTCTGATAGAGATAGATTTCATTACTTTGGTGGCTATGTATTAGGCATTGCTAAGCAAATGGGAATGAAGATTCGCTGGGGTGGAGATTGGGACATGGATACCCAAACAAAAGATAATAAGTTTGATGATTTAGTACATTTTGAGATTAAGGGATAATGCCTAAGCAGTTTAAAACATATACACGCTTTGAAGGTGGTTTAAATACCAAGACCAACGCTCGCTCTATACAAGATAATGAATTAGCGCAAGCTAACAATGTTATCATAGATGAGTTTGGTATGGTAAAATCATGCGGTAAAGCTATTGATAACGACACAAACTATACAGACCCTAGCCTAGGCGGGGCCCAACAAGCAGGTTATGGTTTATTTCAAGCAGTTATGGATTATAAGATTGATGGTACCAATACTCCCAGTGTATTTACGTTTCTTGCCGACCCTAGCTCTGCTACAAAAATAGATATAAGTGAAGACCCAGCGCCTTTTTTACAAGGAGTGGCGTTTGATGCAGATGAAATTGATTTAAATGTTACGTCTGCTGTAAGTGGTACATCAAATGGAGCAGCGGTATATGACATAGCTGATGGAGCTGTTAGAATATCTGACGCTAATTTTGGGGCAGCTAACACTACTAAAATATATAAATTTGTAAAACGTAAAATGTGGTTAGATTCTTCTGGTAATCAGTTAAATATAGATGGAAGCAACCCGTTAACTATCTCTGAATATGTAAGTACATTTAGTGGTTTATATAAACCATTTGAAAACCCATTTATTGTAGCGGCAAGTGTAACTGGCTACCCTACAGCTGGCGGTTTGGTTATGACTGGAGATATTACGCAGTCCGGTACGTTAAGTAGCTCTTCTACGGTCAATGCAAATCCCGGTGCTGGTGTAGGCTCTGACCATGAAGCGTCTCTTGATACAACTAACTTTACATTGGTTAATTTAGAAGACAGCACATTTCATAATATTAGTAGCGCTAATAGTTCTGGGGTGCTTTCTGTAGCTACTACTGTTAGTACTAGCGCTGGAGATGATAATTATATTTTAGCACCAAAAGCGGGTCTTGGTTTTAATATTGAAGTTACTCAGCCCGGGGCAGGCACAATGACCGCGGGAACGTATGAATTTGCTCAAACTTTTATTTATGATGAAACTCAAGAATCTTTACCGTCAGAAATGAAAGGTACAATAACCATAGGTTCAAGTAAATATTTACAAATTAGAGTTATTGCTCATAATGGCTACAATAAACGCATAACTGGCGGTAGGATATATATGAGAGATAGCACAATAAAAGGCGAATGGGAGCTTGTTGCTGATATTAATTTAACTTATGGGTGCAAAACCTCTCTAGAAGGAGACTATACTGGATGGTCATATCCAGTATATAGCAGTGGAACTTTTCAACTTGGTGTTTATGTTTGCAGTGTAAATATTGCTGCTAATAACGTAGATACTTTTGAAACATTAAACGGTTACAGTTCTTCCGTGTTAAACAATCACATTGCTACTTCTAGTTCTTCCGGTTATAAAACTAGCGCTATATCTAACAGGAGAAAATTTATTGCAAATGTTAAAATGGAAGACACTACGGGAACAGCAGTTCATCAGCCAGATAGATTAATGTATAGTGACATTAATAAGTTTGATACAATCTTGCCAACTAGCTTTATTGATATTGGTGTTAACGATGGTGAAGAGTTTGTTAAGCTAGAAGCCTTTGCTGATAGATTGCTCGCCTTTAAAAATAGAACATTATACATAATAAATATTGGTGGTGGTTCTGATACACAGTGGTTCTTGGAAAGTTCGCATCAAAATATGGGTGTGCCATTCCATGCGGCTACCGTAAAGACTGCATTCGGAGTGTGTTGGGCTAATAAAAATGGTTTATATATTTATGATGGTAGTCGTATTTCAAACTTACAAACTAAAATATTAGAGTCAGAGTGGGAAAGTTTTATTGGCTCTGACACTATGGTAGGTTATGAGCCAACTCATAAACATTTAGTTGTTATTAGAAGCGCTAGTGATACTGGTAGCAATAATGGCGATGCCTACGTCTATAGCTTTATTACTAAATCATTTAGCTTTGTAGAAGATTTAGTTGCTGACAATGTAAAAAGCAATCCTATTACAGATATATACAATAAAATGACAATGGCTGTTAGTACTAATGAGATAGTGTCATATGATGGTGAACCCGATGCAGGTACTACCTTTGATATTAAATTAAAAGATGATGACTTTGGTTTGCCCAATACTGTAAAAAAGATATATGGTGTTACGGTAGAGTATGCTAGTGATAATGACAACTCCAATGGTATTAAATACTTTTATACTAATGATAGTGGGACTAAACAAGGTACGGCGAATGCAGGAGATTTAGCAGATACTGATAACGATTTAGATGTAAATAGAGTTACATTTGGTACACCCCTATTGGCATCTTCTTTTCAGGTGCAATTAGATATGGATGGTGACAGTATACAAAAGGTAAATAACGTAGCAGTAGAATATAGACCAATCTACAAAAGAGTTACATAATGGCTATTGATAGGGAAAAAAGATTTTTATACAATTCAAAAGGTGTTAAGACTAATATTCAAGCTGGAGTACCAGCTCGAGGAGTAGGTAATAACGGTGAAGAAAGAATCGTTAAAACCTCTGATGGTAAACTAAGACTCTATAGAAAAGAACTTGGAGCTTGGTATTACTTAGAATTTACAAGGACATAATCATGGCAAACAGTTTAATAGAATTATATGGCGGTGGAATGGCGGGCAAATCAAACAATTATCAACTTGGTGGTCGTATCGCCAGTGCAAAGAGACGTAGAGACTATCAAGGTGAAATGAGAGATTTGAGAAGAAAGGCGGAAGAAGCTGCAAAAAGGCAAAGACGCGCTAGTGGTTGGGGTAATGTTCTAAGCACGGTAGGTGGTATAGCTGGTTCTTTTATTCCTATTCCGGGCGTTGGAACAGCTCTTGGAGCATCTCTTGGCACTGCTTTAGGTGCCGGCCTTGGTAGATTAGCTGGTGAAAGCACCTATAAAGGAGTAAATGTTGGCGGCGGTAAATATGCCCAAGAAACCCGCGGAGATGTTCAGCGTGGTTCTGACGATTATCAAAGAAGTATGGGAGAAAGGGCGTTAGCTCAAGGTCTTAAATCTGGTTTAACAAAATTTGTCACAGCGGGTGGTGGCGATTATTTAAAAGCTAAATTTACTCCCGCAGAAGCGATGCCTGTAGATACACAAGCAATAGAGGCTGCAAAAAGTGCTTACGCAGAAACAACGCCCTTAGACATAACAAGCCCGCGGGTTGCTGCTTTTTTTGACCCTAACTCTATTGCGGCACAACAAACAGCTGCTAAAGAAGCTACTAAGCAGTGGGCGCAAGGAGTCCGCGCTCAAGGATTAGCTGATAATCCATGGCTAAATGAAACAGTTGATGAGTTTTGGTCTCAAGTACCTTATGATGAAACATCTCAAACAACGGGCATCGGTGGTTATTTACAACAACTTGCCCCATCTGAAGGTTTTTCTACTAATTTTGGTTTTCGTGGTGGTGGTTTAATTGGTATGACTATGCCACAGTATGAAAACGGCGGTATAGTTAAGGAGCGTTATGAC